ATATCTCTTATAATATCAGGTATATCAGGTAGTTGGAAATCTTTAGCTATAAATTTATTATAACCTAGATCATCATGCTGACTAAATTGTTCAAATATTTCCCAGAAAGGTATATCAACTCTAACATTTAAAGATCTAAATACTTTATCAGCTTCTAATAACACATCTTCAGATTTATTAACTATTGTAGCCCATCTTTTAGCTTTCTTAATTCTATAATTATGGCTTCTACCAATATGTTCTATTTCTTTTTCACTAAAGAAATCTGGAGTAAATTTATTATAGAATTTATGAGCAAGTCCGTGTGGAGTATCGTCTGGATTCTGTTTAATGTTACCAATAGTATAAATTAAATTACCTTTATCTCTAATTCTATCAAACGATACTCCTGGTCTAACATTCTTATCTAATAATGTAGCAGTTAAATCCCACCACTCAGGACTATACCATTTAACACCTTCATATAAAGGTAAAGAATCGTATAAAGAATTTACGTGATGAACTTGTATATCTCGTATTGGATCTAAACCTCTAGCTGATACAAAGTCCTCCCATACTTCTCTAAAATCTCTTGTCTCTGCTCTCTTAAATCCAGCAAATGTTCCTTTTGCAGAAGGTATTTGCAGTCTTTGAGGAGTTACAAATAGTTCTATAAAAGCTCTTCTTGCATTATTATCGAATAAAGATTTTCTTTTATTATATTCTGTCATTCTAAATACACCATCTGGCATATTAAGTTTAGACATTAAGTCTAAAACTTTAGTTTGACGTTTAAATGTTGCAGTTTTTGTTAATTGGTTTATAAGATCATTTGTTCTACCAGAGCCTCTCATAGCACTAGCACCACCAGTACCACCAAGACCTTCAACTAATCCAGTGAGTTGACGGCTAGTATTACTAATAAGATCACCTCCTAACTCTGCACTTTTGAACCCACCAGCTACTGTTCCACCTAGTATAGTACTAAGCATTAACTCTTGTCCTGTAAGTCTTCTTTGTTCATCAATACCGACTTCTAACTGAGCCATACCTGCACTACCAACTGCTCCTTTTGCAGCAGCTCTTCTTAAACCTTTCAAGCCTTTAGCTGTTGTACCCATAGGTATTGTCTGGAAACCACCAGCAGCTAGAGCTTCACCTTGGCTAAAATTGTCCCAATCTCCTCTCATCCACTGTGCTAGAGCATTAGCTCCATAACCAACAGCGAAATTAGTACCATAGTATAGACCTTGACCTACTACAGGGATACCTAATAGACCAACTGTTGCAAAGTCTGTAGCTATACCAATGCCTGTTTCAGCAGCAATAGACTGATAGTGTGGTCCTTCTGGGTCTTCCATGAAATCTCCACCTTCTATCTGCTCTTGTCTTCTCCAATAAGGTACTTCTTGTTCTAAGATTCTACGTTCTTCTTCTAATCTGTCCTGTTCTGCTTTCTCTTCTCGTTGACGTTGGAGTGTTTCTTCGTCTCTTTTTACAATACCAGGATCAGGATTAGGACTACCAGAATATGTCATTGTAATATATTCCCCAAGATTATTTTCTTTTGCTTTTCAGTTTCATCATGAAGCTCTTTAGCAATTTTTTTGTTTTCTGGATCTTTAATTTGAGTAAGATCTAGTTGTTTCGATTTAAATAAGTTAGGTACTTTAGGTTTCTTGTTTATTGATGGATCATCATTTTGTCTATTCCAATAAGAACTCTTTTCTAAAAGTTCAGGTAAAGCTGCTTTTTGTTTAGTAAGCTTTTCCTTTCTAGATACATCAACTTCTAAACCACCACCTTCTAATGGAATAGATAAGTCACTTCTTAGATTAGATAATGGACCTAAATTTCCTTCAATAGCAGCTTCAGTTCTACCTTTATTAAACTTTGCTTGAAGGTATTCTAAATCAGCTAAAGGAGTTTTCGTGTTATATTTAGATTTGTATTCTCTATCAATATGTGCAGATGAAACTTTATCAAGATCATACGGTGAGTTAGTTTTACGGTCCCACCATACTAGATTAGGCTTTTCTTTAGTACCTATATTTTTCTTTGTTGTAACCCACTTTTTTCTATATGCAGGTTCGTTAAATGTAGTTGTGGATCTTTGTTGAAACCTAGAAGCATTTTTTTTTAATAGAACATATTGTTCATATTCTTTTTTTGTTAATCCATACATAATTACTTACGTTTAGCCCCTCCACGAGCACGGTTTCTCTTTGGTATTTCTAAAGTTAGCCGACCTTTCTTATGGGAGACATCTTTACCGCCTCTACCCATAATCCCTAACTTTCTACGTCTACGAGATAATAATTTACGGTACCGCCTTTTAGCAGCCGTACTATTTATCTTCTTTTGTTTTCTCTTCTGTTTTAAATAAGACTTCCTACCTTTCTTAGATTGGTAGTATCTAGAAGTCTTACCTGGGTTCTTAGCCCGTCTTGGAGCCATATAACCTCCGTTGTACTAATTCAGGATCAACTTTGGGTAGGATTCTATTCAGCTTGTCCATAGGACTGCCCTCATAAGCAACTCCTGTTATGTCATTAGTCTTAAGCCAATCACAGGCTGCTTTTAAGTCTTGAGTAGTAGCCTCGCCACTACGAACCCGTTTAAGGAATTCGTTAGTGACAAGGTTATGTAACTCATCAAACTTTTCTTCTTTGGCTTTAGCCATTTTTGTTTACGTCTTGATTATGTTTGGCGATTACAATTTTTCTCTTTTTGCCATTCTTCTTTCTTGCCCAATCAGGATGTCCTGGGACTGGTACAGAGTTGTCATTGCCTTTTGGATCAAAGGGTTCACGACCTTTATTAGGGTCATTTACTTTCATACCCCAAGGATCATATGCCATTATACGTTCACTCTTTGATCGTGGTCTCCTTTTGGTCTATTTCTATGTTTAGCTTTAGGCATAGGACCATATGGATAAGGCATATATTTTTCACCTTCCTTCATCTTGTACTTTTTAATAGGTACAGAATCTCCTCTAGGTTTAGTCATTAGGTTAGTAGTTTCTTTTTAACAATTTCCAATGCCTGATCATCTAGTTTGTTATCAGTTCTAGCAACGTAAGCTTCAAGTAGATCAACTACGAGCTTCTTTACTGAATCTGACTTCAAGAAGGCGAAAAGGATGGGCTTGATAATTAGGATCATTGTATTAGGGGGTTAGGGTTAAACTTTGTCGAGTGTGCCACGTGTGGCTTTTGTTGAGGCTTTCTTTGAAACCTTTACCTCAACTTTAGGTTCTTTCTTTACTTTCTTTACTTCTTCTTTGGTGTCTTCGGACACTGATACTTCTGCTTCTGCCATGGTTTCCAACTTTTAATAGGTTTACAGTTTGCTTTTAATTTCTTTTCAACAGCTATCTCTACGTCTTTCTCCCATTTAGCTATGGGTACAACATCACTACACATATGACCAAGATCAGAACTAGGTAGTAGCATGAATCCTTTCTGTTGAAGTTCTGCACACTTAAGGACTCTAACTAACTCATAATCTAATCTCATCTTTTCTTCTTGTCGAGATGCAATACTACGGCACCGTTTTAAACCTTCACGATCTAAAGGTACCATAAAGTTGATCTGACCTCCCCAGTTCTCAGCCATTGTGTAACTAGAGGGTCTCATTCCATCTTCATCTATATCCCATGGTTTAGTATGATTTCCCATATAGAATGGAGAGAATGTCATTGTAGCTCCATTACAGGAGATGTTAGATCCGTAATGCTGTCTAGATGGTGCTCCATTATTCTGGAATTGCACCGCCTGATTGGTTACATTACCTGTCGCAGCTGCAACTGGATTACTAACATTGTTCTCTTCCGCTTTAACTGGAGCTACTGAGAGAAGACTGATAAGGATACCGTAGTAGAAGTAGTGTCGATTTCTCTTTCTATTTCTGTTATTGACAGTACCTGACTGGCTGCTCTTGTCACTATTTCTAGCTCGAAGGGATCCCCAGCTGTGTGTAAAGTGAATACCGAATCTGAATCTGCTACACCTCCTGATGAGGCTGATGTATGGGTTATGTTTTCCCCAGTCCATTTGTTTAATGCAGACCCATAGGTTGTCGTAGTTATTTCCTCTACGATCTCTTGGGTCGTTGTCGTTGTGCTGTTCATCGACCCTTGGGTGAAGTTTGGGGTCACTAATTCTGCTCTCGCTACCGTGGGTGATGCCAGTAATAAGAGTACTAGCCATTTTTTCATGTTTCCTTTT